TTGAGCGGCGCTCCTGCGGGTGCTGTTCTCGACCCGTGGGAGATGTCATGGCCATCGCAGACGTATCATCATTCTTTGACGTTAGAACGGAGACTTTGGAAACAAAGTATACGATCAAAACGCCACCGAATGCCGATCAGGTTTCCATTACCAAACAGACTTATCAGTCTAAGGTAAGGAAAGGCGTACGCAATCCGAAGCATCAAGCGCAGATCCGCCGTGGCACTGAAGCCACAACGGACTACAATTGTTTCTATCGGTCGTACGACTATGAGCCGTATACCGTCACTTTGAACTTCAAAGATGTCGGTGTATCGCCCAATGTTGATCGTGTCTGGACTTACTCAGGAGATCCTTTATTCCTGGGTATTTCTAGGCCTGACGGTGCTCTTGACGCTACCTCTGATGCACTTGCTAGAACTAAGGCGTTAGAGCGTTTCATGAGTCGTGCCAATCAGGAACTAACCACCTTTCAGGGTGGCGTTGTGATTGGTGAGATCCGTGAAACGATCGGCCTTTTACGCAGCCCCATGGCGGGGATACGCGGACACCTCGGCTCATACGTAGGCAAACTTCGTAAGCTAAAGCGGCAAGCCATCCGTTCTCGGATGACCACCCGCAAGATGCTTGAACTTGCCTCCGAGATGTGGCTCGAGGTTGCATTCGGTTGGAGACCGCTTTTCGCAGACGCAAGGGATTTATGTTCCACCCTTGAGGATCTGGGTAAGCAAAGCCCCGACCGCGTGCGCCTTCAGGGATCTGGAGAAGCTGAAAAACAAGTCAGCGTTGGCCAGATAGCTAAAGGTTTCGCGTTTTCAGGAAACGTGATAGCTGATATCTACGAGACTTTTAACTTTCGTTATAAGTTCTACGGAGCTATCGACTGCACGGCTATGGGAGGCTCCAGCTTAGCCCGGAAATTTGGGTTAGGCCCGGAGAATTTCCTCCCGACTGTATGGGAAGTTATTCCCTACAGCTTCCTGGTAGATTATTTCACCAATATTGGTCAGATAATCTCTGCGTTCTCGATGTTTCGAAATCGCATTAAGCGATGTGCTTATGTGAGGCGAACTACTCAGTTGAGACGTCTGGTAGGACAGCGGATGGTACCGCCTACTCCCAGCGGCCCGACTTGGCAGAACGCTCGCGCACAGCTCTCACATGGATCCGGAGCTTGGAAGATGGAAACGTACGACCGTGCTCTCCACACTGGGTGGAACGTGCCGGACTTCCGATGGAAGATTCCGACCAATATCAACCAGTATGTGAACATGGCGGCGCTTCTTGTCCTCCGAAAAGCGGTCCTTCCCTTTAAAGCAACGGGCCCTTAAGCCCAAGGAGCTTCAATGAGTTTCGCGCCATCGTCACCGGTCACGGGCGGTCCGCAGACGGGTCTAACCTCGCCTACGTACACGCTCACGGCCGATACTGCACCGGATTCCAACGGGAAGCAGTATGCGATCACAGCGCTCGGTGGCACCCAAACAGGTGTCATCGCTCACGCTGTCTCCTCACCCTTCACCGTCACGTTCGTGCGGCCGAAGGTAACTAAGGCTCTCCCTCTGCCGGACGTTAACAACGTCCTGCGGTCGGTGCCCAGGAACACGTATTTCCTCCTGACGCGCAAAGCGGTTCTGCCCCTCGCGGGACAGAGTTACGCCACGATGACGATCAGGACGGAGATATCTGTCCCGGCGGGCGCGGACACTGCAGACTCTGCAAATGTCCGTGCCGGCTTGTCGCTGCACATTGGGACGTTGTGGCAGGTCTCTGCTGGGATCGGTGATACTACGATCAACGCAGTGCTCTGAAGCACCGGCTCATCGGTTCTCACTTTCCACTTGGAGGTAACTACCATGATTAGTCTCAACGTTGCAGTGGCACGTATCACCGCTCAGTTATCCTTTGTAGGTGTGGCCGTTGTGGCCCACGAGCCAGGCAGCCCCTTCAGTAATGAGGGTATCGCTGTCCTGGTTGCCTGGAAGGATGATGCTGGCGATCCGCTGATTATCGACGTCAGATTTCCTATTGGCGAGATAATCTTGAATAGTCAGCGTCAAAGCGGTGTACTTGCTCCCCTTCTGGAGCACGCTCTCCACGTCATGATCACTGTCGACGGTTGGTTGATGTTCGACCTGCCGGAGACCTTGGTTTATGACGCGGACGCGATCCAGTATGCGTTCAACTTCTTCCATTCACTGGAGAAGGCGAATGCACAACAAGAAGGGTGACAAGCGCAAGAGCGGTCGTTCCTTGATGGCTCAACTTCGCTTGGACCTCTCACATGACCTCCAGATGTACTGCAGTAGCCACGATCGTGAAATTTGCGATCGTATAAGCTCACAGTTTATCTGGCCCGACGCTACTCCGCTTGAGGCTGCTAGCCTCGCTCTTCTACGTTCCTTCGATAAGAAATTTATCGACGAACAGGAAGATTTGGCGGACGTCAGGGCGTTAGACAAGTTTACCGCGATGAATGCGGCTTGTCAAACGTGGAAGTTGCCACCGCTAAGCGAGAAAGACTTCCAACTGATCAGACTCTTCGAGTCTGAAATGAAGGAGTTTTTCACGACGCGCCAAGGCGATTCCTGGATACTCGACTCCTACTATGACATATGTCATAGGGGAAAGACGGGTCCTGGAGTGAGCCATGGAGTGGCTGGCGGGAGTTTTGTTGAAAAACTCTTCGTCGGTCCACTTACAGCAACGTCAAGTGACCTATACTTTATGTATAGGCGGTATATTAAGTCTGACCCTCGTTGGCGCCGTGCGGAAGAATACCGCCGGTGGCATTTTGGGCAGCTTAAGATACTTGAGGGAAGCAAACTCAGCTTCGTCCCGAAAAGTAGGCGTATCTCTCGTACGATATGCTCCGAACCCTCGCTGAATATGTTTTTCCAGCTAGGGATAGGCGCTTTAATCGAAAAACGTCTTGAAGAACGTTACTCGATATATCTTGGTGTCCAACCGGACATCAACCGAGAGCTGGCCAAGCAGGGATCGGCGTCAGGGTCGTTTGTAACTATAGACCTTGAGTCAGCATCTGACAGCATTTCAGTCAGCATGTTGAAGCGTTTTGTACCGCGTCAGGCTTACGCTTGGCTCGATATAACGCGTTCACCGACCGTCTCGATAGACGGAACCCCGCTTCAGCTACATATGATATCTACAATGGGAAATGGTTTTACATTCCCTTTGCAGACCGCCATATTTAGCTGTATTGTCTCTGCAGTCCACAAGTTTCGTGGACTGGCCCTACGGCGACCTATCATAAGGAATGGTAAGGTCGTCAAGCTTGGGAACTTCGGTGTATTCGGAGATGATATCATCTGCTCCCCACAGGCAGCAGGTGATGTTCTTCGAGTACTCGAGATCCTAGGTTTTCGGGTTAATAGAGACAAGACCTTTTTAGAAGGTCCTTTTCGCGAGTCGTGCGGTGTTGACTTCTACCAAGGAGTCAATATCCGGGGAGTGTACGTGAAGTCTCTCTCCGAAAGGCACACTCGTTATGTTGCTTTCAATCGTCTAGTTCAGTGGTCTGCATATCATCGCATACCGCTGTACCGGACCCTAAATCGTCTGTTCAAATCGGTAGACAGGCCCTTTTACGTGCCTGCCTACGAACAGATTGATTCAGGCTTCCGTGTACCGTTTGCACTTGCTCAAGGGTTCGTACGTTATAGCCGTAAGCTTCATGCTTATAGCTATCGCCGCGAACTCCCTGATACCAAGTACCTTCCTATTAGAGAAGGGCACCTCGGCACCGGAAATGGCTTCTTCCTGTTAGATAGTTGTTGTCATCTAATAGGAGTCGTCCAAGGAAGCATCACCCCTTATGGGATACCTCAAAGGCAAAATGAGGTACACCGTAAGACGAAGCGGGAATATAGTTCCTCTTGGGACTATATTCCGGAGGGAGAGGAACGAAGATTCCTCCC